TCAAATAACCAACTTAACCCATTCCTGACCTCGAGTATCGTTATAGCGATCGGTGGTTGCCTGGACTTTATGTCCTAGTAATGTTTTTGTATCGATACCCTGTGCACGGTACAGCCGTTCTGATAGAGAGCGTTGTTCATGAAATGTTGGCGGAGTTTTTCCTGCTGGTGGAATTACCCCAGCCAGATCCCGTGCTTTGGCAAAGTAGTCGCTCAGGTTGTCTTTACTCATCGGCTTCGGTTGTTTCTGGTGCCGACTATGGATTAGATATGGACTTAATATTCTGTCTCGGCACCCATCAATAACTTCTTTTAACGTTATCCCAATGGCATCACAGCGTAGTGTAAGCGGTAACGCCAGACGCATTCCGGTTTTTCCCTGGGTGATATGCAAGTGTTCGTTCCACACATCTGAAAAACGCATGTGGCAAATGTCATCACGGCGCTGACCAGTAACAATCGCAAGAAGCATTGCGTTACGGATAAAGTGTTTTTCAGGCGTTGCATTGTAAATTTTTTGCCAGTCTTCCATGGTGAGCCTGGCTCTGGTTACTTTAGGGATCGGTTTACGGGTAGCCTCCGGAGGATTCCATCCAGGAGGAACTTCCCCTGCATGCTGTGCTTCTTTATAAATATCAACCCATAATCCACGATTTACTCTCGCTGTACTGACCATGTCTTTATCCAGCCACTCATCCAGTATTAATGCAAAGTCTCTTACTTCCAGTTCTTTCAATGGGTGGTTTCCCAGACGGGAAACCAGGTATGCAGCCATTCGAGTTTTTTCTTTGTGAGTTGTAGCTGCAATATCTCCATTTTTCAGTCGCGTGTCCTGTATTTTCAGATATCGATCAACCCATGCCTTTAATCTGATACCCCGACGTTTTGTTGCTGACGGACTTTCATCAATTTTGCGCATGAAATATTCAGCTTCTGCTGCAGCTATTCGCTGATTGGCTGTGGAAGCGATTTTTTCTGCCTTACCTTTGTCTGTTCCGAGTCCGTGAAATTTTCCAGTCACAGGATTTTTATACTGGTAGTAAACTCTGCCAGTTCTGCGATCAAACTTTTCGTAAAGACCGGCTACGTCAGTGCTGTTTTTTCGTGGCCTCGGTGACATGAGTTAAAATCTCCTTCAGTGCATCATCATCGCCAGTATGAATTTCCGGCGCAATTCCCGTTTCACCAGGCCCAACAAATACTGCTCGGCGATCTATCAGCCAACGCCCACGAATTTTTTGTGGTCTTGGAACGATGTATCCTAGTTTTCCGTATTTCACCAGGGTAGTGTTTGTTATTGGGAGACTGAACCGTTTTGGTTTCCACTCGTCGAGCGTTATCAGGTACTGTTCGCTCATGGCTATCACTCCGGAACGCGCCAGTTGCAGAATATCAACGACAACTGGCGACGGTTGAACATTAAAAATCAGCCTGACTCGGGATCAGTTTTTGCCAGATAACTGAAACGTATTTTGCCTGGTAACGGGCGTCATCAAGTGCATTATGGCGCTCACCTTCGAATGGAATAGCCGTTCTGGCATCGAAGTCTATGGCTTTCCCCAGCTCAACGATTGTGCGTACATCGCGATCGTTGTAGTAACGCCACGGGCAGGGGATCCCCTGCCGTTCGTATGAACGGCGCAAAATCGTGTTGTCGAAGTTGGCTCCATTTCCCCAGACCTGAACAAAAAATTCACCGGAGTTTTCGTCGATAAATTCCCGCAATTGTAACAGTGCATCATCTAACGGGATTTCATCGGTCATAATGGCAGATTGCGCTTCGCGTGATTGCTTAAGCCACCATTTAATGGTGTCCCTCGCCGTGTGCTTTCGTGTTGTGTGCCTGCTTTTTACCACGTCAGGCGAGGTGGTCCCCGTTATTCCCCAACAACAAGGATCTTGTTAATCTGGATATCCCCAACAACAATAAGAGTATTGAATGTGATCGCTGAATTAACGGCAGCAATGACGGCTATTCGTGAAACCGCCCAGATTGCAAAACTAATGAACGAGGCAAAAACTCAAGCTGAAGTAAATGCGGCTATTGGTGAACTGAACTCAAAGCTTGCATCTATTCAGCGCGAATGCGTGTCTCTCGTTGAGCTGGTGGGCACTTATCAAGAAATAAATGCTTCTCTCAAAGCTAAAATTGCAGAATTTGAAAACTTTGAGGCTCAGACGGAAGGTTATATCCTTAGCCAACTTGAGTCGGGAACTTTTGTGTACTCGAAGGAGGTAACCGTGAACGGCGGCAGCATAATCATGCATCTTTGTCCAAAATGTTTTGGACAAAAGATAGTATCGATACTTCAGCCATTCCCGGTTAGAGAATATGAATTTTTTCATAAAAGCAGGTGCCTGTACTGTGAAAATCAGTTTCTTATGAATAAAAATCCGGATTACGTATCACCTCCATCTATTGAAGAGTTGGCCAGAAAACTGAACGGCAATCTGTAGATTTTTACTGTTATGGATATCCAGATTGTTAAAGAGCATGCCGGATGCTTGCTTGTGTCCGGCGCGTGTGCACCACTCTCCCCCCGTGGAGGATTCCTTAATTACCAGATTTCATTAGTCAGAGTTTCTTGCTAACCAGCGACGCGCGCCAGATTCGGTTTTAAACGTTTTGCTTTTGGTATACGTCATCGCGGTGAACGTGCCGTCCTGGTTGGGAAACACGCCGCACACCAGAGATTCGTTGTTGCCAAGATCAAGAGTATCCATGCTGACCTCATATCCCCTTAACGCCGGGGTAGCGGAACAAAAACCTGCTGCATAGTTAAAGTTGAACCCTGCCGTCATGTTCTTACGCCTCGGGCTGGCTACTTAATCCCTGACCACTGCCGGGTAACTCTAGGTATTGCCCTGTATTGTGTGGGACGGGATGGGTTGGTATGGGAAAACTATAGGAAATGCCTAATTGCTTGTCAATAGGCTGCGCCTAATGATTTGGGTGCGACCTAATAGGTGATGGTTTGTGGGAGAGGTAGTAGGAGTTAACTAACGGGAACTAGGAATTTCCCGTCGGACCATATAAGTTTAAGTTCCTGTCTTGGTGATGTTCTGGCTTTTCCGTTTTGATTCTTGATTTTTCAGATAGTTAGCTACCTTCATTTCCATTGCGGCAATGTAGGCACGAACGTCATGATCAACCCAACTAGGCTCCGTAGCATTTCCAGATAAGAGGAAAGCCACAATTGCTCTTTTTTCATCAGAGGCGGCTTGATAAAGGCTGTTTATGTCTAAAAGTTCACTTTTTGTATCTGAAGTGGATGGGGTTGGTATGGGGTATTCGTTAAGCCCCCAATGCTCTGGACCAACCACATCAGAAAAGAAACGCCATAGTTCTGGAAGTTTGTCTTTACTTATCGAACCTTTCTTAATCCAGTCATGGATTGATGGTGGTTGGACTTTGAAATGACGTGCGATTTCCGCCTTTGATTTGACGGCTCCTGATGCAATTTTTTTGTTAATGGCCTGCTCTATCGCTCGGCCTAAGTCTTTACCACTAAGCATTGCTTAATAGTCTCCTATGCGCATCGCATTAGGCAATACCTACTCTCGAAGCGTTAGGCATAGCCTATTGACAATTGCATTAGGCTAAGCCTAATATTATTGTGTGTTTTTTGGAGTTCATTCGATGAAAAAAGATAACTATTCATTCAAACGAGCTTGTGCTGTTGTCGGTGGGCAATCAGCAATGGCTAGGCTTTTAGGTGTATCTCCTCCAAGCGTAAATCAATGGATCAAAGGTGTACGTCAGTTGCCTGCTGAGAGATGTCCTGCGATTGAACGAGCAACAAAAGGTGGTGTCCTGTGTGAAGAACTTCGTCCTGATGTTGATTGGACATACTTACGACGCTCGTCATGTTATTCGCAGAATATGTCGATGAAGCAACCAAATGACGAAAACGATCATACCCGAAGCATCAAGAGGCAAATGATTCATGAAAATCAAACATGAGCACATCCGCATGGCGATGAATGCCTGGGCATATCCTGATGGTGAGAAAGTTCCTGCAGCTGAAATAGCCCGGACTTATTTCGAACTGGGGATGACGTTCCCGGAACTGTACGACGACAGCCATCCGGAAGCCCTGGCTCGTAATACCCAGAAAATTTTCCGTTGGCTGGATAAAGACACCCCTGATGCTGTTGAAAAAATGCAGGCTCTGTTACCGGCGATCGAAAAGGCAATGCCGCCTCTGCTGGTGGCCCGTATGCGCAGTCACAGCTCTGAATATTACCGTGAGATCGTCGAACGGAGGGATCGGCTGGTGAAAGATGTGGATGATTTTGTCGCAGCGGCGATCGCCTGGGGCACCCTGACTAACAGTGGGGGTCAGCCTGGTAATGCTGTTGTCGTGCATTGACCAACAATATTCATGCCGGATTTCTTCCGGATGTTCGAGGGTAAAGTTCGGTATCAGATGAGGTGAGTATGGCTAATGCCTGGCTCAGATTGTGGCATGACATGCCAAATGATCCCAAATGGCGAACCATTGCCAGGGTCTCAGGACAGCCAATCGCAACAGTGATGGCGGTGTATATCCACCTTCTGGTGAGTGCGTCACGAAATGTCACGAAATGTCACGGCGAGTCACTACGTGGTCACATTGATGTCACGACGGAAGATTTAGCAAGTGCGCTTGATGTGACGGAAGACGTGATTGATTCAATTTTGCATGCAATGCAGGGGCGAGTTCTGGATGGCGATCTTATTTCCGGATGGGAAAAACGCCAGGTGATGAAGGAGGATAACGGTAATGTTTCGCAAACCGCAAAATCCCCGGCAGAGCGCAAGAGAGCGCAGCGGGAGCGGGAAAGACTGCGGGAGCAGAACACTGATTGTCACGATGAGTCACGACGCGTCACGCATATGTCACGACAAGTCACGACAGATACAGATACAGATAAAGAATTAAACCCCACACATAACGCGCGCATGCGCGAGAGTGCTCCAGCCAGTGAGTCGAATGGCGCGCCGTTGCAGACAGCAGAACCTGAATACCCGGATGGCCTGAGCGAACCGATCGGGAAATTTCCGATGACTGGTGTCTGGCGGCCGTCGCTGGATTTTCGACAGCGGGCTGCATTGTGGGGTATAGCTCTGCCTGAGCCTGAGTTTACACCTGCTGAGCTTGCCGCATTCCGGGATTACTGGATGGCGGAGGGGAAGGTTTTCACGCAGGTTCAGTGGGAGCAGAAATTTGCCCGTCACGTGCAGCACGTCAGGGCACAGGTAAAACCAGTCAGCAAGGGGGTAAGCCATGCAGCACCAGGTGGCACCGCATCACGGGCAGTTCAGGAAATTCGGGCAGCACGTGAACAGTGGGAACGTGAAAACGGATTTATCAGCAACGGAAACGGCCTGGAAGCTGTGGGAACTTATGGGGGAGGTGTATTCGAACCGCTGGACCCAGAAGAACGGGGCTGCGCCGTCGAAGCTCTGGATTGCTCAGATTGGCGCGATGACTGAACAGCAAATCCGGCAGGTCTGCCGTCAGTGCATGGACCGCTGCCGGGCGGGTGAAACGTGGCCTCCGGACCTGGCTGAGTTTGTGGCGTTGATTTCGGAGAGCGGGGCAAATCCATTTGGCCTGACGGTGGATGCCGTGATGGAGGAGTACCGTCGCTGGAGGAATGAATCCTGGCGGTACGACGGGAGTGATAAATACCCGTGGCCACAGCCGGTGCTGTACCACATTTGCCTCGAGATGCGTGACAGAGGGATTGAGCGGCAGATGACGGAAGGTGAGTTAAAACGACTTGCAGAACGGCAACTGACGAAATGGGCAAAGCAAGTTGGTAACGGGATGAGTATTCCCCCGATCCGGAGACAACTCGCATCGCCGAAGTGCCCGCAAGGGCCAACGCCAATTGAATTACTGAAACAGGAATACGAGCGCCGGAAGGCGGCTGGTTTTGTTTGAATCTGAGAAACGATTTTGTCGGAGGAAATTTTAATGGAAACCGTATCTGACGCACTGAAAGCACTGAAAAGAGCCTCTTCACATGTGGTGGCAGCTCGCCTTGGAATTAGTCGTGAAGAGGCTGTCAACGAACTGTGGAAACTGAAACGCCGTGGAGAAGCGGATAACAAGGGGGCGATATGGTGGCTGACTCAGGCTGGTGAAAGTGAACCGGTGTCACCGGTACCGAAAGTGACGGCGCAAATGCTGACAGAGGCGATTGAACAACATGGCCCACAAACGGCGGATGAACTGGCATTGATGTTCGGAATTACCTCCCGCCGGGCGAATTCATCGCTGGCAATGGCAATCAGCAAAGGGTGTCTGATTCGCGTGAATCAGGATGGTAAATTTCGTTACTGCATACCGGGCGTTGATTTACCGGCAGAGCCGAAAGCAGCATCCGTAGCTGAAACGGAGGGTAAAGCCCTTCCTCAGCCAGCTGGTGTTGCGTTACCAGTCCAGGAAACGGCTGCACAGGAAGAAATTAAAACAGAAGCGGTGGAGGACATTGTGAAGTTGCAGCAATCGTTCACTGAAGCGAAAGCAGATGACCTGATTCTACCATCGCTGCATGTGGCTAACCGCGAGCTGCGCCGGGCGAAAAGTAATGTTCAGAAGTGGGAGCGAGTCTGTGCTGCGCTACGGGAACTGAACAAACACAGGGATATTCTCCGGGATATTACCGCCACCAGAGAGCAGCAGCGGTGAGTGGCTGGAAGAAGTGGCGCTGGGCTGAAATCCTGATACTCCGGCAGTGTGCGGGAACGATGAGAGTCGAAAGCATCGGTTATCTGATTGGCCGTAGTGAGTCAGCCGTCAGGACGAAAGCGCGGGAACTGGGTATCAGCATGATGTTACGGGGTGATTATCACCAGTCAGCCAAATGTTCACAGCGTGATATTGAGCTGGCGTGGCAACTGCATCAGCGTGGTGTACCCCGACGGGAAATTGCCGAAAAGTTTGGGATGAAGTTGGGCGCAGTGAATAACTACGTTTATTTCGACAGGAGGGTTCAGGAGTGAGGGTGAGGGTTTATATCGCCGGTCCGATGACGGGATATGAAAATTTTAACCGCGAGGCATTTCACAAAACGGAAGAGGTGCTGAAACGGGAAGGGCATACCGTTTTAAACCCGGCAGTACTTCCGGACGGGCTGACTCAGCCACACTACATGGATATTTGCATGGCAATGCTCCGTTGCGTGGATGCGGTTTACATGCTGAAAGGCTGGCAGCAGTCGGCAGGTGCAGGGGCTGAGCTGGCACTGGAGGAGAAACCGGGCCATGCGGTGATTTTTCAGGAGGTGGGCAGTGAATATTGACCCGGCGATAACGATTGATATGGCCCTGAACGCCGGCCTGGCACTTCTTGGTTATTTCTACATTATGTTCTGCAGCGGACGATGGCTGTCACTGTTGTTCATGAAAAAATGGAATAAACGCCGTAAGCAGGAGCAACGCCAGAAGGCAATGGATGCATTTTTCGAAGCCTTCGGAATTGACGGCATGGAACCAGGGGATCCAGCTCGCGCAATCAGCAGAGGGGGTGTAGTAATCCTTGTATATCGGAGTGAAGAGAAAAATGACGATCACAAAACAACGTGTAGAAGAAATCATATCCCGCATTGAAATGTATGGACATGGTGCAGGGTATATCGCAGACGAGGTTAATGATCTGGCTATACTGGCGCTGAATTTATCAAATATCGCGAACCTGAAGCGATACGAGCTTGATATGGGAGGTTGCGACTCGTGCGGTCAGGATTGTGGCGCTGATATGACTGAAGATCCTGATGGTGATTATGTCCTGTTTGATGACGTGGTTAAGTTGTTTGAATTTGATACAACCACTCAAAAGTTAGAAATCCCGGCAAAGGAGGCAGCCAGTGGGCAAGATTGACTATCAGGCACTGCGTGAGGCAGCACAAAACTATCAATCGACGCTGGCGTGGTATCAGGCTACCCCGGACAGCCCAAATGCTGAACGGGATTGTGATGCGGCTCTTGCTGCGTTTAAGCGTCACATCCGTCATCGGGAAGCGGATATTATCGCTGATTTGCTGGATGGACTGGAAGAAGCAAAATCACAACTCAACGAGCAGCGTGAGTATTACGAAGGCGTTATCTCTGATGGGAGCAAGCGTATTGCTGAACTGGAAGCGCGGGAAGTTCAATTACCGACTCGCTACGACCTTCGATATGGACACCCGATAAATGCAGATGAGCGACATGTCATGATACCTAAAGAAAATGGCAGTTGGCTTTACCTGATTGACCTAGAACACGCATTACGCGTCGCTGGCATTCGCATCAAAGGAGAGTGAGATGAACGGACAAATATCAATTGTTCGACCAGGAGCATGTGACGATCGCGAAATACGAATGATTATTCGTCTGGCGATGGGGAAAACAATAACTGCTCTCATTACTCCAGAAAATCTCGCATTAGCATTAACAGGAAAGTCAGACATGCCAGTAGAGCTAAAGCTGCGAAATGTTGAGATTAAGGTGAAATAGCTATGACCACTATTACCAAAGATCGACTGCTGACAATCCAGCATTGGCGCGAAACATACGGACCGGGTAGCAACGTTGTGCTTCCAGCAGAAGAAGCGGAAGAGCTGGCACGGATTGCGCTGGCATCACTGGCAGCAGTATCGGATGAACGAGCAGCCTATGAATTATTTATGGAGAAGCGTTTCGGAGAATCTGTAGATCGCCGCAGAGCAAAAAATGGCGATAGAGATTACATGGTATGGGATATGGCGCTTGGCTGGATTATCTGGTGTCACCGCGCCGCCATGCTTCAGGCTGGAAACTTTCGGGAAAATAAGGGTTCGTCAACCAATAATTTTCGGGAAATCTCGGAAACGTCAACCAACTATCCGGTAACTCCGGATGGTTGGATAAGCTGTAGTGAGCGAATGCCGGATGATGGTCAGCACGTAATTATTTTATGTGATGGCGCATTCGTTCTTTATGCGCAATATCGAGACGGTGAGTTTTTTGATGTAGTCCGTAATGGTGATGAATTTTTCGAAACACAGAGCCGCAATGTAACCGACTGGATGCCGCTACCAGAACCGCCGCAGGAGGTGCGCCAATGATCTGGCCTGAAGCCTTTGCAATTACAGGCGTTGCTATAGCTATTGATTTTTTAGTATATGTTATTTGTCGGTGGGGGTAAAAACGTTCGCCGGGATTCACACCAAAGGAGGGAATATGTCGGATGATATTTCACTGGCAATGGAAGGTGCGCTGGCTGTTATTGCTGTTGTGGGCGTTTACTGCCTGGTTGTGTTTTTGATGGATCGACTAGGGAACTGAATTCATTACGATATGGGAATTCCCATATCGGGTAAAAACGGTTTGCGGTAAAGCGAGAGTTAAGTAGAATTGCTGCGGGTGCTTGAGGCTGTCTGCCTCGGGCATGCCACCGTAAGGCAGACAGAGAAAAGCCCCAGTTAACATTACGCGTCCTGCAAGACGCCTAACATTAATCTGAGGCCAATTTCATGCTAGACACATGTAGGTTAGCCTCTTACGCGCCGAAAGGCAAGGAGAAGCAGGCTATGAAGCAGCAAAAGGCGATGTTAATCGCCCTGATCGTCATCTGTATCACCGTCATAGTGACGGCACTGGTAACGAGGAAAGACCTCTGCGAGGTACGAATCCGAACCGGCCAGACGGAGGTCGCTGTCTTCACAGCTTACGAACCTGAGGAGTAAGAGACCCGGCGAGGGAGAAATCCCTCGCCACCGCTGATGTGTCAGGCATCCTCAACGCACCCGCACTTAACCCGCTTCGGCGGGTTTTGTTTTTTCTGGTCGTTCTGGTTTACAATCCATCCGTCAGCCTGAACAACTGGCACCTGCTGCGCCAGCAGAGAAAACAGATGGCGCACGATACCAAATTTTACAATTCGGATAACTCTGCCGCCCCTGCCAGCAGGCACGGGCGGCGTTCTCATGCATTCAAATCTGACTGGTATCAGCACGACCCCTGCACCGAGAACAGGCTGAATGGCTGATTCAGTGTTACCGCAGGCGCGGATACGAGGTTAAGAAAGCCCTCAGTCTCGATTATCGTCACTGGATAATCTCCGTCAGGCTTCCTTACTCCGAACGCCCACCGCGTCCGTCCCGCACATTCCAGCAACGCATCTGGAGGTAACGTGCGGGTATTACTTCGACCTGTTCTGGTACCGGAACTCGGGCTGGTGATCGTTAAGCCGGGCCGTGAATCCATGCCGGTATTCCACAATACCCGGGTACTGGTGGAGCCGGAACCGAAAAGCATGCGAAATCTGCCGTCCGGGGTTGTACCTGCCGTTCACCAGCCGCTGGCGGAAGATAAATCACTACTGCCATTTTTCAGCGATGAGCGGGTGATCCGTGCTGCGGGTGGCGCTGGTGCACTGTCTGACTGGTTATTACGTCACGTGAAATCCTGCCAGTGGCTACACGGTGATTATCATCACAGCGAAACCGTCATTCACCGTTACGGTACCGGCGCGATGGTGTTGTGCTGGCACTGCGACAACCAGCTGCGGGAGCAGACATCTGATTCACTGGATCAACTTGCTCAACAGAATCTGGCCGCCTGGATGATTGACATCATCCGTCACGCAATGAATGGCGCACAGGAGCGTGAATTATCTCTGGCTGAATTATCCTGGTGGGCGGTCCGCAATCAGGTGGCGGACGCGCTACCGGAAGCGGTATTACGTCGTTCGCTGGGGTTGCGTGCGGAAAAAATCCGCTCCGTATACCGTGAAAGCGACATCATACCGGGAGAACAGACCGCCACCAGCATACTGAAGCAGCGCACAAAAAATATTGCGCTACCGTCTCACACCCACCAGCAACAGAACCCACCACAGGAAAAGACGGTGGTCAGCATTGCCGTTGATCCGGAGTCTCCGGAATCCTTCAGGAAACGACCTAAACGTCGCCGCTGGGTAAATGAGAAATACACACGCTGGGTAAAGACACAGCCGTGTGCGTGTTGTGGTAAGCCAGCGGACGATCCTCATCATCTGATTGGTCATGGTCAGGGTGGAATGGGAACAAAATCCCACGATATTTTCACGCTACCGCTGTGTCGGGAGCATCACAACGAGCTTCATGCGGATCCGCTGGCGTTCGAAGAAAAGCATGGTTCCCAGGTTGATTTAATTTTTCGTTTTCTTGATCACGCCTTTGCGACTGGCGTGCTCGGGTAAAAGAGGTTACTGATGCGCATAGAGTTGGTTTTACCTTACCCGCCGACGGTGAACACCTACTGGCGACGTCGTGGCAGCACATATTTTGTATCAAAAGCCGGTGAGCGTTATCGCCGGGCTGTGGCGCTTATTGTTCGCCAGCAGCGGCTGAAATTAAGCCTGTCCGGAAGGCTGGCGATAAAGATTATTGCCGAGCCACCGGATAAGCGCCGCCGTGACCTGGACAATATTCTGAAAGCGCCGCTGGATGCGCTGACGCATGCGGGGTTGCTAATGGACGATGAGCAGTTTGATGAAATCAATATCGTTCGTGCTCAGCCAGTATCTGGTGGACGTCTGGGGGTGAAGATTTACCCCATAATGCTTGAAGGGCAGGTCAAAAAATGAAACTGGAAGATTTACCGAAATACTACTCCCCAAAATCCCCCGGCCTGACTGATGCATCGGCCTCAACGTCGAAAGATACGCTGAGTATCACTGATGTGATGGCCGCGCAGGGCATGACACAGAATTGGGCTGAGATGGGGTTTTCTGCGTTCCTTGGGAAAATGGGCATTAGTATGAATGACAGAGAGCGGGCAACAGAATTGCTGACAGAATATGCACTCAGTCGGTGTGATCGCGTGGCGGCGTTAAGAAAACTCCCGGCAGAAATAAAACCGGCAGTGATGCGTATTATGGCTTCGTATGCGTTTGAAGATTATGCCCGTAGCGCGGCGAGCAAAAAACAGTGCCCCTGTTGTCACGGAAAAAAATTTATTGAAAGCGAGGTTTTTACAAACAAGATCCAGTATCCGGATGGTAAGCCGCCAGTGTGGGCAAAGTGCACAAAAGGCGTGTATCCGTCTTACTGGGAGGAATGGAAAAAAGTCAGGGAGGTGGTAAAAGTTGCCTGTCCGGAGTGTGGAGGGAAGGGGGAGGTTTCCACCGCCTGTAAAGATTTTCGTGGGCGCGGTGTTGCCATTCATCGTGAAGAGTCGGTAAAACGTGGTATGCCTGTTATCAGAGACTGCCAGCGTTGTGGTGGTCGTGGCTATGAAAGATTACCTTCAACGGAGGCATTTAATGCCATATGTAATGTAACCGATGCCATATCTCTTGATACATGGAAAAAAACAGTTAAACGTTTTTACGATACGCTGGTGGTGCAGTTTGATATTGAAGAAGCATGGGCAGAACAACAACTGAAAAAGGTGACCAGATAGCTTTGTTGATTTTTCCCGAATCTGTGGTAAATTTGCCCTAACGATGGGCGTTTTATGCCTGACGTTAGAAGATTTTTTACACCCGTCGCCAGGCGGGTTTTTTTATGACTGAAATCACGCCAGTACAGTAAACGCGCTGGTGGTTGTGAATACCGGTCTTTCTGCTTGCTGGCTTTTTCGACAAGAGTTATTGGTGTGTCACGTTAACCGGAAAAAGGAAAGTTTGAGAAACGCGATCTGGCACAGGCGGTGATTAACGCCGCATACCTGGTGGCCTGTGCAGATGGTGAATGTGAGGCTTCCTAGAAAGCGAAGATCGAACAGGTACTGCGTAATCAGCCAGCGCTGTCCGCGTTTACGTCAGAAATTAATGCGATTAGCGCAACCATTATCGGTCAGCTGGATACGAACTTTAAAACTGGTCGTCGTGCGGCGTTACGTGAGATCGAGGATGTGAAACACGATACGCGTGAAGCGGAAGATGTGCTGGATGTGGCGGTGGCCATTGCGGAGGCAGACGGCGAAATTGAGCCGGAAGAGCGCAAGGTGCTGGAAGAGATTGCCGGTGTTCTGGGTCTTCGTCTGGAGAATTACCTGTGACGGTAAAACTGCGTCTGGCTGTGGCTGCACTCCTGCTGTTTCTGGTGGTGATGGTGGATTTCACCAGCAGAATCATGTCGGTGCTGGCGGATGGGGTGCTGGTCTGCGGCATTGTGGTATTGCTGTGGCCGGTGATAAAAAGAAACAGCCTGCATAATGCTTGATTTTTTTGTTTACTGTTTATTAAAAATACTACTGCATGGTGAATCCCCCTGTGCGGAGGGGCAATCAGCAACCAGGTATATGGGATAATCGCGGATTCAGGTGCTGGTACTGAATTCACCGGGAGGCACCCGGCACCATGCTTTGCCACAAAAGTGTTATTTCTGTTTTTCTCAAACTATCATCGTTATCCCTTTATTTCCGGCTGCGCATGGCGCGGCCTTTTTTTTACGACCAGCCACTGGCAGATGGTCATCCTGTGATTTGATTCCGGTTCCGGCTTTTTAACTCTGTTCCTGTACACGGGAGAAATTCGATGTCGATTAAACATTATGATGTTGTCAGGGCGGCGTCGCCGTCAGATCTTGCGGAAAAGCTGACACACAAACTGAAAGAGGGCTGGCAGCCGTTTGGTAGTCCTGTGGCCATAACCCCTTATACCCTGATGCAGGCGATTGCCGCGGAGGGGGATGTGACCACGCCAGTGGTTGTGCCCGGCACGGGGGATGGTGGCTATCCGGGAGTGGTCACCACGGAGCCAGATTATTACTACGTTATTCCACTGGCCGGGCAGTCGAACGGCATGGCTTACGGTGAGGGGCTTCCTCTGCCGCAGACATATGACCGTCCTGACCCGCGTATAAAGCAACTGGCTCGTCGCAGCACAGTGACGCCGGATGGCGCTCCCTGTAAATATAACGACATTATTCCGGCAGACCACTGTCTGCATGATGTACAGGACATGAGCCGTCTTAACCATCCGAAAGCTGACCTGTCGAAAGGTCAGTACGGAACCGTGGGGCAGGGGCTGCATATTGCCAAAAAGCTGCTGCCGTTTATACCGGCGAATGCGGGTATTCTTCTGGTTCCGTGCTGCCGTGGTGGTTCAGCTTTCACCACCGGGGCAGATGGAACATACAGTGACGTGACCGGTGCCTCAGAGAGTTCTACCCGCTGGGGTGTGGGCAGGCCGCTGTATAAGGATCTCATCGGTCGTACAAAAGCCGCGCTGGCAAAGAACCCGAAAAATGTGCTGCTTGCCGTGGTGTGGATGCAGGGGGAATTTGACTTTGACGGAACGCCAGCAAATCACACAGCCCGTTTTACAGAAGTAGTGGAACAATATCGTACGGACCTTGCAGATATGGTGGGACAGTGCGCTGGTGGTTCTGCTGACGGTGTTCCCTGGATATGTGGAGACACAACTTATTTCTGGAAGCAGAAGAGCGAATCCACTTACCAGACGGTGTACGGCAGTTACAAAAACAAAACGGAAAAGAATATTCACTTTGTGCCGTTCATGACCGATGAGAACGGAGCAAATGTCCCGACGAACAAACCGGAAGAAGACCCGGATATTCCGGCATCAGGATATTACGGTGCGGCCTCCCGGACGTCGGCAAACTGGACGTCAGCAGACCGTGCGAGCCATTTCAGCTCATGGGCACGCAGGGGGATTATTTCTGACCGTCTTGCCTCAGCGATTCTTCTCCATGCAGGACGGACGGCTGAACTGGTGGGTGGGGAACAGGTTGTGATGCCGCCGGATGAGAAGCCGTCACCGGACACACCATCAACACCGTCAACGGACGGGAAATCAGTGACAACGCTGCTTTATTACCGTGCAACAGAGTCAGGTGGTTTACTGAATCCGCAGGGATGGGGAGCTGAAGGAGGGCGTGCATTGGTAGTTGATGATGCAGGTGCTGCAGGAGGTAAGGCGCTGAGGTGGACCAAACAGACAGGAAGTTCCTCGTGGTTTATGCAGCATGATGCCGGTAATGGCGCAGACCTGCTGGAGAAGGGCGGGCTTATCAGTTGTCGTTTTAAAGTTGATGGCACACTGACAGCTAATCAGTACGCACTGGCGCTGTACTGGCCGGTTTCTTCACTGCCTCAGGGCGTCACACTGGAAGGTAATGCCGGTCATAACCTGCTGGCGTCGTTTTACGTACAGAGCGATGCCACAGACCTTAATGTGATGTACCACAAGGGAAATGCTGGTCAGAACACGAAGCTGGGGTCATTCGGCGCATTTGATAACGAATGGCATACGCTGGGCTTCCGTTTTGCCGGTAACAACAGTATTGAGGTGACGCCGGTCATTGATGGTAAGGACGGGACGCCGTTCATGCTGTCACAGTCACCGGTCGGCACGTTTACGGCAGACAAATTGCGCGTGACCGATATCACTAGCGGTGCGACATATCCGGTGCTGATTGAAAGTATAACAGTGGAAGTGAATAACCCGTAAGCAGGAAAAAAAGGCCGCCGGGGCAGGGAAAACAAGGAGCCAGAACCGGCGGCAAATGTCGTTATATCCAAAGCAAAACATGCAGGACACTTTTTTAACCAACAGGTATTAACGATGTCAACACCATATCAATAACCGGGAGGGATAATGAGATTTGTACAGCTTATTTTATTGTATTTCTGCACGGTGGTGTGCACGTTATATCTGGTAAGTGGCGGGTATAAGGTTATCCGGAACTATATACGCAAAAAGATTGATGCCGCGGCGGCGGAAAAAATCAGCGCCAGCCAGTCAGCCGGAACAAAACCCGAAGAGCCTCTCATTTCGTAGCAACTTTCTTAACAACACCTTTCAACGAGAAAATCCCATGTCAGAAATAAAATCTCTGGTCACTGCTGAAGCAGTGAAGGACGTCCTGCGCTCTGAAGAAGTCAGAAGCGCACTGAAACAGCAACTCCGCCAGAATCTTGAGGCGCGTCTTGATGCTGAAGTGGATGCCATTCTGGATGAGCTGCTGGGGGGACCGGCTGCTCCTGAGCCTGAAGACGGCGCGGGTGACAGTGCTGTTTCAGATGGCGTTGTGTCTCAGCCTGACGGTAGCAGTGAGCCTCAGCCTGGCGGCGAAATGATGATGTAACCATACGCAGGGGCTGTCGGTGTGAGCTGATGCCCCTCCTGTTGTTGTGAGCTTCCGGATTGCGGGAGACGGGGTATGTACCAGATGGAAAAAATCACAACGGGTGTGTCATACACCACGTCAGCGGTGGGGACGGGATACTGGTTACTGCAGCTGCTGGACAAAGTCTCTCCGTCCCAGTGGGTGGCGATAGGTGTGCTGGGGAGTCTGCTGTTTGGCCTGCTGACGTATCTGACTAACCTGTATTTCAAAATCAGAGAGGACCGTCGTAAGGTGGCGCGGGGAGAGTAGTCGATGAATAAACAATACGAACTGGTTGTAAAATGAATATTTCTAACTGAAAAAACGTTCCATGAGGTAAGAAAAGGTCACAGGCAATCAATAACAGGACGTGATGAAAGACCCTTGCATTTGTGCGCTTTCTCTTTAGATAGCAGCAGATACTGAAAATCTGAGTTGTCGGGGAGTCAGGGATACAGCTGTGCAAGAGTTGGTCATTGTGATTCCATTGAAATCCTGTATGCCATGAAGGGCAGGATTTTATGGCTACCTGAGCTTTGGTGATAGTAAGTTGAAAATTCGCATTTTTTGCTGACATGCGTAACGAGAATCCCATAAGCAGGGAGGACTTAATTCTTCATTAACCCATGCGTTGATATTATGTTTCAGCCGTTGAAGCATCAGCGGTGTTAATGTTGTGGTAATAATATCCAGCGTTTTATGTGAGATCTTACCGTAAGGGTCTGCAAGAATGCTGCTTGTTGCTTCGTTATTATCTGCCATCAGAAGAAGTAACTCTGATTTAACGTTTTCTGTCATTAGTTGTAAAAATCTTCTGCGCAAACTTTCTTTACTGTTCATTTATATGGCTTCATTTGTTGTAATCTGCTGCGTCTCAAGGGATATGTTTATGAGAGCGACCATGAGTGTTGGATTATATACCTAACATATCAAGGGATTAGAAATCGATAAATCCCCATGAACGAAAAAATAAAATACGGCCTGTCGGCTGCCGTTCTGGCGCTGATTGGTGCAGGTGCTTCTGCGCCTGAAATCCTCGACCAGTTTCTGGATGAAAAGGAAGGTAACCACACCACGGCATACCGTGATGGTGCGGGGATCTGGACCATCTGCCGTGGTGCCATTCTGGTGGATGGTAAGCCTGTTATTCCTGGCATGAAGCTGTCAAAGGAAAAATGCGACCGGGTTAATGCCATCGAACGTGACAAGGCGCTGGCATGGGTGGAGAAAAACATCCGGGTGCCGCTGACCGAACCCCAGAAAGCGGGGATCGAGTCATTCTGTCCGTACAACATTGGCCCCGGTAAGTGCTTCCCGTCGACGTTTTATAAACGAATTAATGCAGGCGATCGAAAAGGTGCCTGTGAGGCGATTCGCTGGTGGATTAAGGACGGTGGCAGAGACTGCCGTATCCGTTCAAATAATTGCTACGGTCAGGTCTCACGGCGTGACCAGGAGAGCGCGCTGGCGTGCTGGGACATCGACAGATAGCAGAATATTTTCCTGAAAAATGACGTTGGCCAACGCGGGTGGATAACACGAAATCCTGAAAACTGGTAAAACCTAAGTGAATAAAAGTAAAAACCCCGTTTGTTGGCAGCAAGCGGGGTTTTGTGTTTTCTGACCTTGAGTAAGGCAAGGGAGAAATTATGGGTAGGGAGGTACTTTCCCTGTGAGGAAGTATAAAAGATTCTTTCTGAGGTTGTCCATTATGAAAGGCATTGAAGTGGAGACGCCAGCCAGTCTGGATTTAACAAGAGCGGCAGCTTTTGCCATTCGTATTGTGGCCATTGCTGTTCTGGTCTGGGCAATCCGTTGGTGGTGATATGAACCGTGTTCTGTGTGTGGTTATCATTGTCCTGCTGGTGGCCTGTGGTGCGCTTAGTCTGGGGCTGAATCATTACCGTGATCACGCCATCATCTACAAAGAGCAGCGCGATAAAAAAGCCAGTGAGCTGGAGCTGGCGAACGCGACAATTACTGATATGCAGATACGCCAGCGTGATGTCGCTGCACTTGATGCCAGATACTCGAGGGAATTAGCCGATGCGAGAGCTGAAAATGAAACTCTGCGTGCTGATGTTGCCGCTGGTCGTAAGCGCCTGCGGATCAACGCCACCTGCTCCGGTACCGTGCGTGAAGCCACCGGCACCTCCGGCGTGGATAATGCAACCGGCCCCCGACTGGCAGACACCGCTGAACGGGATTATTTCATCCTCAGAGAACGGCTGATGGCAATGCAGAAGCAACTGGAAGGAGCACAGGAATATATCCGTACCCAGTGTATACCGTGATGTTTTGTTATGAGGGTGTTACTGGTAACGTTAAGGTAATTTAACAAAGAGTCAGTTCCGGACTTTATAGTGTGCTCAGTTCATGGCCAAAAACGATTTCTGTGATAAATATTTTGAATATTATTTACAGGTAAATGGAGTGGGGCACATGGATAGAAATATTACAATAGAGAATGAAGTATATGCCCGTATTGTATGGGCAGAGAAGGCAAAAACACGGTAATTCCGTGTGTTGCCATGATACCTGATTGGCAGAATAGTTGTTTGGTTTTGAGTATATAGTCAGCGTTTTTTGTTCAGTAATTGCTCCCTCAAAAATAATAAAATAAGGTGATTATTTTTGTTTATTATTTAGTTTTTTTGTGTGTTGTTTTATTGTTTTTGCGTGGTTTGTTTTTTATTGTTATTTCATTAAGGGAAGGTAAATTCAGGATGGCAGTCTGTAGATAATCGGAGGTCACTTATGCTACATGATCACGTGGCAGAATGTCTGGAGAAAAAAGGACTGTACCGGAGAGCAGCTGAACGATGGGCAAAAGTGATGGTACAGCTAAGTGATGACCAGAAAAGAAAAGTGGCGGCACAGAAACGAGCAGAGTGTTTGCGTAAGGCGCGCCGGACTCCGGTTTCACCGGTGAACCTGACCGAAATAAAACAAGCGGTCAACAGA